TAATCCTGTAGATGATGACGAGGAAGATAGTGAAGATGATGATACGGATACTGACGAAGACGAGTCAGAGGATGAAGACGAGGACACTGATGATGAGGATAGTGAAGAAGAGGAGGAAGAGGAGGAAGAGGAAGAGTCTGCACCAAAAGTTAAGCCAAAGCCAGTAGCTAAGAAAACTGTAGTAGGTAAGCCGGTTACTGTTTTCAAATGTCCTAGTAAACACGTATTTGGGAAAGATTGTAATAAGTTTAAGAAGGATTGCGGTGGGGATAATTGTGATATCTGGGATGACTGCTTAAAAGAGCAGCGAAAGCTAAACAAGAAATAAAATATAAAAATAATGTAATAATAATGAGTTCCCTAGCGTACTCCTAAAAGCTAGGATATTTAAGGAGAAAATAATGATAGATAATATAGTTGATGAAAGTGATTTTAATTACAATCTTGAAGATGCTGAAAAAGAAATAGAGCAAGATGATGATAGTTGGTTTGATTCTTGGTACGAAATGAATATGGATTAATAATTGACTAAACAAAATCTATCTAACATACGTGGAGCAATAATGGCAAATAAAGAAAAAGCAGCAAAAGAAAAAATCTATTTCCCTTCTGGTTGTGATCTATTGGATATACAAGCTGGTGGCGGTATAGGATTAGGCCATAAAGTTGGTAAAATAATTAATATTGTCGGAGATAAGAGTTCTGGCAAGACGCTCTTAGCAATAGAGACATTGGCTGCGACTTATCATAGTCCAAAGTACAAAGGCATTTTCAAATGGGTATATGATGATTGTGAATCTGGATTTTCATTTGATACTAAGAATTTATATGGAATGGATATTATTCCTAAAGATAAAACTAAGCAAATAAAATCCCATACAGTAGAAGAATTATACTGTAATATTCGAGTGTTTTTAGATTCAATAAAGGAAAATGAATTTGGTATTTATATTGTAGACTCATTAGATGCATTAGCTAGTGAAGAAGAAGATGAGCGCGCAGAGGAAAGATACTCAGCATATAAAAAAGGTAAAACTTTTGATAAAAAATCATATGGGATGGAAAAGGCTAAATATTTATCTAAGGAATTTTTTAAGCAATTGGCAGGAATGATTGATGAAAAAAATATACTACTAATAATCATTTCTCAGGTGCGTGCAAATATTGATCCTATGTCATTTGAAGAATACACTAGAGCCGGAGGAAAAGCATTAGACTTTTTTGCTTATAATGTTTTTTGGGTCGCTAATGTTAATAAGATTTTGAATAAGAATGTTCCTGTAGGCATTACGATAAAAATTAAAAATACAAAAGGGAAAAATCCTAGGCCATACAGAACCATATTTGTTAAAATGCTATTTGATCATGGGGTAGAAAATATCCAAAGTAACATTGATTATTTATATGATTTACTAACTCCACAAGGTAAATTAAAAGGGAAAGATGAAGGAAGTATAATTCAATGGGATGAAAATAGTGAAAAAATAAATAGAAAAAATATGATTGATTTCATTATTAAAAACAAATTACAAAAAGAATTAAGAAGGAAGGTTATAAATAAATGGGAAGCATTCGAGAATTCAATAAAGTCCAATCTCCCCCCGAAGTATTCGGACGATTAAGCAATAACTATACAGATAAGCAAAAGCAGGATCTATTTGAAATTTGGAAAGCTTATAATGAATTGATCACTAAATGCTCTAAGCGAGAAGCTATAAAATATTTATATGGTGAAGATTTAACGTATTTTACTCTGGTGGGATTAGATTTATTCAATAAAGAATATTTAGGAGCAATAAAAAATGTGGATTGAAAAAAGACCCTGCCATTTTACCAATGAAGAATTAATAGATTCTTGGATTAAAATGCATATTGAATTTTGGTTTAATAATAAAGAAAATGGTTTCTATAATTATACTGATATGGCAAGAGGAATAGCAGAATATTGGCTAAAAAATAGAAAGCACGGCCCTGATTATAATGATGGCAGAATAGTTAAATTACAAATGTATTGGGATGAATATATAGATATGTTCAATGAACAAGCCTAAAAAATACTATTATTAAAAGAATTATTTCAAGGAGATTAAAAATGGAGCAAATTAGTAGTACAGCAGACCATAAATGGAGTTATTCACAAAATGCCATATGGTGGTCTATATGCTCGATTCATAAGATATACAATAAAAATTGCCATATTTGCCAAGTAGGGAAATGGATTCCAAAAGGTATGGAAAATGATCCAGCATTTGCTTTCAATCCTAGAAAATTTGAACATAGAGATGGGAGTCCAGCTAATCCATTTCCTAATATGAGATGATTAAATCTAAAAAATCTCCTTCATCAAAAACATTACGCAATAAATTAAATAAACTATTCAATTCTTATATAGTATTACGAGATGGTAAATGTTTTTTAACTGGTGATACTGTAGGACTACAATGCTCTCATTATTATGATTTTAAGCAAACGCCCTTTTTGCGTTATGATGAACGGAATGCTCATGCTATGGCTAATCATAAAGGGAACGCAATACATTTTAGGCATCACCACGGGAAGGCACCTGATTATGCTTATATGATGTATAAAGTAAATGGCTTTAAGTTTATGGAAAAGCTATATAAAGATAGTAAACGTAATAAAGTTTACACTATAAAAGACTATATATATTTAATCAAATATTATGCCAAGAAAATGAATATACTATACAAACGTTAAGTAGTTTTTGTAATAAATATATCGGAATAATAGCTAGAATAATGCGATTTATGGTTTATGCTGAGTAAAAGCGATGTATAATCATAGTAATGAGGTGTATATGAAAGTCTCTTATCTATGTAACGCAACAGATAAAATAACAAAAGAATTGCTGGGCGATATATTTAAGGTAGAAATAGACGAGGATTACCAAACAGAATCTAATGCTAAAAATATAGCGATAGATATTTTTGATGACTTGCATCCACAATATAAAAATAGAAATTATTATATGGATACAGTGAAAGAATGATAACCTATCAGCAATCCGGCTATACGCTCAGGCAAATAGTCAATACTAATATCGTCTATATTACTACGCCGAGCAAGGAAGTTAAAAAAGTGTTAGGCAAATTGACTAAGGACAATGTGAGGCACTTCATAGAGAATAGCGGGAAATAATAGGAGGATTATATGAGTATAATTTCAGGAATAAATAACATAGCCAAAATGAATAAATCTGAAAGAATAAAAAGACTAATAGAAATATCTGTTAAAGAAGAAATAAGTTCTATAGACATGAATGAAATGATGGAAAAAGTAATGATACAAACAATAAGACAAGAAAATGGCGAAATAGATGAAGTTTTGAAAAATAGAATTGATTAATGAAGCTAGAAAAAGTCTATCAAAAATTGATTGATACTCTTTCTAACGTTATTAATTCTAATAAAAAATATTGGGTAATAGCAGCATCATTAGATCATCACAACAATATTATTTCAATAGGTGAAAATAGTTATCAAAAAACCCATCCTATGCAAAGTCGTTTAGCAATTAAAAATGGGACGCGAGATAGGGAATATTTACATGCTGAAATAGCATCATTAGTAAAAGTTAGATCATTAGTTGAAAGCATAATGGTAGTGCGGATGACCTGTGGAGGATTGGTTAGGATGGCTCGCCCATGTAATATTTGTAATTTAGCAATACGCGAAGCTGGAATTCGTAATATACATTTTTCTGGTGATGACGGATTATTGCATATGGAAGAAATTCATTATTAAGGAGGATGAAATTACTATCCAGCGAGCTAAGAATTATACTGATTTATTTTCTGATCATATTGATCCTGATTATGTAAAAGCAATACAGGATCTTAATAAAGAATTTCCTGCTGGGCAAGTTGCATTAATTGAATCTGTATATAAAGAACAGACAAATCTATTTGATAATAAAGGCAAACAGATTCTAGTAGGAGATATTTTTTCAGTAGATGGGAAAAGATTTCACAATTTAGGGGGAGCCCACAAGTATATTGAAAATAAGGGAGGATTGTATGAATATGTGGTATAGGATTAAAGATATGCTTCATCTGAGTATTTTTTGGTATACTTTTAATAGTGTTATCAAAATGGAAAAGGAGACTAATAAATATAAACGATTATGGATTTTGTATAGACTTATTAGAAAAGTATGGAAGAATATTCCTCCCGAAGCTATAGATGGATTAAATGTTAATATGATAGAATTAGAAAGTAAAGCAAATTGGGATACCATTTATAGTGATTTAAATTATTACTCAGACAGATGGGGATGGGTTAGGCTAAATAGAATTATTTTAATGTACAATAAGTTAAATGATTCTTACTGTTTTTGCAAACCAGTAAAATGCAGTTATGAAAATATTTGATAAATTAGCAACAAGAATTGGAAAAGAATTTGGTCTTAAGTTAGTTGATTTCAAAAGACTATATCCAGGATATTGGCAACGATCTTCTGGAGCATGGGTTTGGTGCGCTCATTTTGAAAATAGTATTTTAGAAGTTGGCTCTATATATTCTGCAACAGAAATCATAAAAGCAAAAAGAATATCTAAATGTATGTTGAAAAATGATATTGAAATTTATATAGAGACTAAAGGAGAATAAATATGAGTAATTATTTTCCAAAAGCTGATAAAAAGTATTTAACTCCAAATGAAAAGCTTCATAGGTTTATAGGGATCTGTATCGGTATTAATATTGGGATAATCATTTCAATTGGAGTATATTTAATTGCGAAGTAGTATATTTTTACTAAGCATATTATTATTTTCATGTTCTCCAGAAGGATTAGTATCGGTCAATCCTACCCAATGTCATAATAATCCTTATATAGACAAAATATTGGATGCTGTACGATATGTAGAATCCAATGATGGTAAATATGTACTGAATATCAATCGCAATAAACGTGGTAAAGAAATAAGTAGAGATGAAGGTGAATATCAATTAAATAATAAAAACATGATACTGTTTGCCAATGCTTATAATGATGGCAGAATGTATAACCCTTATAACTCAGACGTTGCTAGGCGAATAGCTAGGCAATTATTATTAGATAACTATAATTATTTGTATAATTGGTATGATGCTATTATTAGTTATAATTGTGGGATAGGAGGATTTATGAAAGGACCACCCGATAAATCTATAGTATTTGCCTATAAAGTTATGAAGGCAATGAAATGATAGGAGAAAAGACAGCCCAGAAATTCGTAGATGGAATAAAACAGCATATAGATGAAATGGAATACCTAGTCAATAAAGGGTATATCAAAATAGTTGGGCATAGATATTATGTATATAAAAATAATGAAAATATAGCCCATGCATTAAAAAATATCAATCATTTAGAAACGGTTTGCGGAGTAAGAATAAAAAAAGTAAATAATAAAAAGGTTTGGTATTTATGGATGGAAGATCATAAAAACTTAAATGTTATTAACTGTTCTGAGTGTATTAAATTATTAAATGATAATGCAAAGCCATTGCGATGGGTGCAACCTAAAATTATGAAGGCAATAAAATGATAGCATACCAGCATTATACTTTTATCAGTCCTATGCCTAAAGATGTTATTATCCATGGCTACGATCATGGGAAACATACTCGCTGCGGATTAAGTATAAATGCTATAGATTGGCATTTATGGATCGAAGGTGATTGGGCAGAAATTAACTGTGCGGATTGTATTAAAATCAATTCTATTAGGAGGAAAACATGACCAATGAAGCCAGGGTGAAGATTTATGAGGTGATAGAAAATTGGTATAGGGAGCCGCAGTTTACAGAGGAAGAGCGTGCCTTTTGTGATTTATATATGGGACGGGGCAAGTTTGATCGGCCCGTCATGGCTGCTTTTTATGTTGGTTTTCTTCTCGCTTCCGAGGACAAGCCGAAGGGGGAAGATATAGAAAAATTACCAAATTATGAAAAAGTATCTGATGTAAGTGATTATATGTAAGGAGCAAAAAATGAACAAATACGTAGTAACTTATATTGATGGCTACTCATTGAAAGAAATTGTTATATCTTGTCATGATATTTCAAAAGTCACTGATACAATAGAATATGATTATTATAATATTGAGTCACCATCTATAATTTCTATTAAGCTTATGCCTGAATGAAAAAATTAGATTATAATAAACACTATATTAATAAGTCTAAAACATTACATTATTATATCAATCACACTTTCACTAATGCTGAATGGTCAGACTATATAAATGGAAAAGAAGTTCAGAATATAAAAATAGCTCATAGTGATAAGCATCGGCTCCCTACAAAAATCTGTGAGCGGTGGTATAATCAGGATGGTGGTAAAACCAATATTTGTAAGCCATGTAAAAATCCTCCCTATTATCGATCATCAACCGGGGGCTTTTTCTGCAAATCCTGCGCTCAGGCCGTCTCATTGGTAAATCACTCAGTAAGCTTCGACAAAATCTCACCCAAACCCAATTAAATCTTTAAAATTTCAGGGGTCTATACCGATCCTTGATAACTTGTACGATTCAGGGTGCAAACCCCGTATAAGCTGTTTTTGAGCGTCTAATCTATAAATTTTTATATATAAAAAAGTATTTATACTTAACGTTTGTATAGTAGAATTTGATTAAAAAAGAGTAGAATTAATCGTTTATTTTACACTTTTCTAAACGCAAATCCCAAAAAGGATATATAATAAGGTATAGTTAAAAAATAAAGCAGCGCGGAGCTAGCCGCGAAGGTTTCAAGGGCACGGATCAATCCGAGCAGCACCGGCTGAAAGGGTTCAACGGTGAGGATTGTGAGAAAGTCCTAGAAGCTTATCAGAAGACGCGGAAAAACGCTTCTGATATCTGGTCCTTCCTTATAAAAGGAAGCTGATGAGTAGCTGAAAATTGCTACGAAACCAGAAACTTATAGGAGGACAATATGAAAGCTTTGTATTGCGGCAAACAGATTAGCGGCCTGATGCGTGGTAAATATCTTGCAAAGCTCTGGCTTACCAAGAAATTTGGCAATACGAAAACCAGGAAAATCAATCCAGAAACCGGAGAAGATGATCCGAACGGCTATCCGGTGGAAAGCGAAAGAGACATAGCTGCAATGGAATGGGCTTATGCAACGCAAGGCTTGACCGCTGATAAGCCGGGATATGATAAAGACTTTGTAAATGACCGGATTTGGTACGAGCTAGCAACTCCGGAAGAGCAAGACGAAAGAGCACGATTTGAAATGGCTGATGATCAAATGTATCGTAATATGTAAATGAATAAATTTAAAAATAGTAGTAAAGCTAGCCGATGCCGGTCCCAAGCCCGGAGGAAGAAAGCTGAGGGTAATTGGTTGATAGGAGGGCAATATGGCCCTAGGAACGAATTATAAGCGGACCGCGAGTGGTATCTATGACTTGGCTACCTGCTATAAAATGGCCGTAGTTGTGAAGGACGAAGCCAAAAAAGCTCAATTCAGAAGCGAAATTGAAAATTATAAAAATGCTTCAGAAAATATTAAAAAGCAAGTATTGAAAGATATTAGCAAGTTTGAAAAAGAATATAAATAATAATTTATCTTGGCAGGATACGGTTATGTAGGATGATAGCCCTACGGTCGGTTCAACTCCGCCCACTGCCAATAATCTTTTTATAGGAGGATTTTATGGTTAAGGAAATTACGGTTAGAGAATTAAGGCAATTGCTCTTTAACGTCAAGGATCAGGAAATGACTGTAGCAGATCTTCGCAGACTTCTTTTCGATGAGCAAAATCAAGAAGCTTCAGCTGAAATGATTTTTCATATATGATATTTTTATAGGAGGAAGTATGAATGCAGGTTATATTGCTATTGACGTCGAAAGTGACAATGATTATCACGAGGGCATTTTTAATCGGACGAGAAAAGAAGGATCATTTAGTCCGAGCGAATATGCCCCGGTTTCAGAAGCAATCACTACTATTAAGACAGTAATTAAAAAGGAAATTAAAAAAGCTTCTAGAATAGATGCTGATATTGTTTTTTATGATACCACAGATTACAATAAAGATGAAAAATATCATTTTTGGATCAATAAAAATAGTGATAACAAAATAGAATATCGATACCAGCAAAAGCTTGAAAATGCTAAAGTGAATACTTTAGTAGTGAGCGAATTTGATTGGTATTTAAATATGGCTATTCAAGTACAGAAAATCATTGATATGAAAATCCAGTACAATAAGGACATAGCTAAATGAAGTCACTAAAGATGTCCAAGGATTGCGAGCGAAGGCAATTATGTGGATGCCGAGGATGTCCGGCAATTGGCATCTGCTGCCAATCGGCGAAAGAAGAAAAGGGAGGAAAGAAATGAAAGTTACAGCATCTTGGATTGAGCCCTGGAGTGCCGAGGTTATCGGAGATTGGGGTGAACATCTTGGCATTAAAAGCGGTGGGGGCTTTTGGCAAGCCATCGTCGAAGATGAAATTGGCAATTTTATTTGTACGGGGAAAGGAACCACACGTGAAAAAGCCGTAGAAAGTGCATTAGAAACCGCCGCACTTGAAGGTGAATAATACAACTAATATATAAATGCGTGGCCGACAAGGATTGTCCGGGGTTCGATTCCCCGGCGGCCGATTAGAATAATAGAAATAGAGATGCAGTATTTAAAAACATTCCGATCCCGGGTTAAATTCTGGCTGATGAGTAGCTGAAAATTGCTACGAAATCGGAAAGTCTTTTGATGGGAGGATCGTATGGAAAATCTCAATGTGGCTGGCAATTTCAAAGTCAGGGATCTGATGGAGCTGATTTCCGAAAGCTACGCCGAAAGCAATTTCGGCAAAATCGCCAACGCTCTTCACAGAAGCTATAAGGCGCTCGGCATCGTGGTCAAGCGCGGGCGCGGTGGACGAGTCTTCGAAGAGAAGGAAACGAAGTCAATCCTGGACTGGCTCGAACAAAATTACAATAAGGTCTAATCCATAAGCGGTATAAGCCCGGTTCAACTCCGGGCTATGGATAATCTCATTTTAGTAGGAGGAATGTATGGAAAAGCTTGAAGACTATGAAATTGAAACAGTTAAAAAGATAAGATCACTCGGAAGCAAATTTAATAACATGACTGATGAGCAGATAGTGGATGAGTATGGCAACTGGTCAGACAAAGAATATTTTGCCGGATGGATGAATGGTTGCGAAGAAGAATTTTATTTTCAATTCAAAGGAGAGTCAAATGCCCGCTAACGTCGAAACATGTTTCCTTTTCAAGCAGCCCGCATGGCACGGGCTCGGCACGATTGTCCAGGAAGCACCTACATCGATCGATGCGCTCCGCCTAGCTCAGCTCGATTGGGATGTAGTTCCCGAAAAGGTTTTTCTGAAAGACGGCTCAGAGGTTCCCGAGACTGTCGTCAACATCCGTTCAAGCGATCATTCGATTCTCGGCGTCGTCAGCGATCATTACAAAATCGTGCAGAATCGCGATGCGTTCGCTTTCATTGATGGGCTTCTTGAATCAGACATAGAAAAAGTAACGTTCGAGTCAGCCGGATCGCTGAATCATGGAAAGCGCGTATGGATGCTTGCCCATATGCCTGCGAAGAAAATCCTCGGCGATGATATCGTACCATATCTCGTTTTCACCAATTCACACGACGGTTCCCAAGCAATCACAGCAGCTCTCACTCCTACGCGCGTAGTGTGCCAAAACACTTTAACGCTCGCGCTCAATACCGCGAAGCGTTCATGGTCCATCCGGCATATGGGCGACATGGAAGGTAAAAAGAAAGACGCAGCGATCACTCTCGGCCTAGCTACGAAGTACATGGATGAGCTTCAGGTAACGGCCGAAGAATACCAGCAGAAAAAGGTTTCTAAGAAAATGCTGGAACAGATCATCGACATGGTTTTCCCGATGGATGATAAGGATACCGATCGCGAAAAAAACAATGTTTCTAATCTTCGCAATCAATTCACTGATATCTATTCCAACGCCAAGGATCTGAAAAAATTCTCCGGCGATGCGTGGGGAGTTTATAATGCCTTTGGAGATTTTGCTTCCCATGTCCAGCCGCTTCGACTTACCAAAACGTATCAGGAAAAGCTCTTCACGTCCTTCATCGATGGAAACAGAATCCTGAAAAGCGCTCAAGACGCTATCGAAAAGGTTTGCGTCGTAGTAAGATAAGCGCAAGTGCCCATCAGCCGAGCAAAAATCAGGTTCAACTCCTGATGATGGGCAGTTTTACAAATCTTTCTATAAGGAGTGACTATGAATATTGAGATGGAAGCTGTCGGGAATAAAATAGAAAAGCTTTTAGCTCTTTCAAATTCTCCGAATGAAGCTGAAGCAGAATCAGCGCTGGCCAAGGCTCATGAACTATTAATAAAATATAATCTTTCGCTTGATGATATCAAGTCAGATAAATCAGAAGTGGAAGATGTAACGTTCATGGATGGTGGGCGCTGTCGAAACTGGAAGCTTCAAATAGCTTCTCATGTATCAAAATTGAATTTCTGTTTTTTCTATCGCAATATTTATAGAAAAATGGGTGATAGAAGAATGACCCAGGAATTCAAGCTCCAAATAGTAGGTAAAAAGCACAATATTGAAGCTACAAAAAACATGATTAATTATCTATATGGAACAATCGATCGAATGAGCAAAAGATTGGAAGGAAAAGAAGAAATAGCTTCATATAAAGAAGGCATTACTGAAACAATTTGCGCCAGAATTAAGAAAATGTATTATGCTGATTTTTCAGATACGAGTAATTGCAAAGCTTTGGTAGTTCAAGAAGATGCTGATATTAAAAAGTATATGCAGGAAAACTTAAAACTTCATTTATCAAATCATACAGCAAAAATTTCAGGAAAATCAGGGTATTATAAAGGATTAGCTGATGGCAAAAACGTTTCATTAAATAAGCAAATGGAACAAGGTACTGTATCAGGATTCATAGCTTAATAAGGAGGAGAGAAAATGTATACTAAAGAAGATGCTGAATCTGATGGGCGAGCAAACTATCTTTATGATCATCCTGAAGAATGCAAAATAGAATGCAGAATAGAATCTATAAAAGAGTTAGTAAATAATATTGGAATTGTATTATTTGGAAGTAACGGAATGACATCTATAAAAGATAAAGAAGAAATTACAAATATGATTGAAAATTATATCCAATCTTGCCTAACTTCTCTAGAATCTGAAATTGCTCAGATTCGTGCTGATGCTCAGAAGCAAATATCTGGAGCGCGAGAAGCAAATAAAACAATAGCACGAAAAATGTTTGAAGAGTTAATCACATATGGCTCAGAGACTTACTATTTTTTACTCTCAGAAAAAAGCAAAAATATCAAAAAACAGGAGATAGCTAAAAAATATGGCTACGAAGTAACTGAATAAAGACCATTAAAGCCCTGATCCTTAACCGGATTGGGGCTTTTTTATTACTTTATTTCTTTGTGATAATATTATATATTAGTAATATGAGTATAACGTCAGAACGGTTTATTAAGGATTATTTAATTGGACTCATTAGCTATGAGGAATTGTTATTAACGGTTCCTGAAGCTGCACTATTATTATCTCTGCCCCTTAAAGGGATCGAACCTTCGTGCCCCTACCGGCTACTGACCGTGGCATAAGTATGGCTAGGGGCATTTTACTATCTTACTAACAATTTATATCCTATATACCCTGACTCAAATAATATTATAGTAGCACTTGCCCCTAGCAATATTGATAAAAACATATTTTCACTTTTTAACTTTGTATTTTCCTTCGATAATATTAAGGCCTGTTCGCGCTTCTGAGGATATAATTCTGTTATCCTCTTCCAATCGTCTAACACTAGACTCCAAGCCTTCAATTCGCTTTCCACGCTCCCTGACTTCTCCAATATAGTAAGAAAGATCGATCTGAGCTTGTCGATATCTTGGGAAGTAAATATAATATCCGATTCCGAATCCAATTCCTGTGAAAATAATAATGCCGAGGAAACCAGCAAGAATAATAGTAAAAATACTTTTCGCATTCATGATGCTCCTTAATTATTTAAACAGAATATCTTTTGCCATGATAAATCCATGTTTCTTTTTTGCCTGTCCTAGCATAATCTCGTTTCAGATTTGATTTTATTTTACTTATATTCAGATTCTCTCTAAATGCTTTACCATATTCTGGAGTTCCTTTTTTACCTTTTCTTCCAGCTGATAATCTTGCCTTTGTAATGTCGGTCTGTTTACCATGGCTACCTTTTCTTCTACCTGATCCTGGTCCACCCATAATTTACTCCTTATAAATTAGAAATTGTACTCCATAATACACCTTGTCCTAATGAATTTATCATACGCAATAAAAACTTTCTTTTTCTACCTTCTCGGGCCTTTACACTATCACCTTCTTTATCTGGCACTATTTGTTCCTGCTTTCCAATCACTAGCAAAGCCGCAACAGCCGCAATAGCAACACGTCCTAAATCTACTTTTATATTAATATCACCTTGAACCTTTAATAAAGGCAAATATGTAGATGATAGTATTCCAATTATTGTTAATAAATAGGCTAATACATCATCTAAAAAATCAAATACCTTATTCCAGAATTGTTTTATTTTATTCATATTACCCTACCTGAATGTGTGGAGGATCCCATCCAAGATCAACATTGCTATATGGCGAATCTTTACCATTACTTTGTTTCATCCAACTTCCACCGCAATTAAATCCTAAAGCAGTACCTATATCGCGTAATGCTCTATACTCTGAACAATACTTTACATAATCCCATGTAGGATTTTTTAATTTATTTAATATTACATAGTCAACAGCATTACCATATTGATGTTGGGATTTATACTTTATCCCATCACAATTAGTAACTGTATATGTGTTTTCCTTCGGCGATAATAAATATAATCCTGCCTTAATGCGTAAATCATTAACATAATTTAATTCAAATCGACCTTGAGCATATAAAGCTTGCTGTTCAATAGTAAATCGCTTAGTGGAAAATCGTACATACCTAATACCTTGAGCATCATACGCAGCTTCTAACTGTACAAATTTTTCAATGGTTTCTAAATCTTTTAAATCTTCTAATAAATTACTCAATTATACTCCTTTATAGCTGGTCTATTAAATATTTATCTTGAACATCATATAACTTAGCAAGGTTTTTTCTTGCCTTTTCCAAATTTCCATTTCCGACATTATTTTTTTGAAATGCTTCAATCAATCCATCTATAGAAATAGCTAATGTTCTAAACATTATTTGTACAACCTTATTACTTTCACTATTTTCTATTCTGGCATCTTTACGCTGCTTCTCCATTTCAGTCAATGTAGCTTGTAAATCTACAAGCATTTTAGAATGCTCAGTTACATAATTAATACATGGTAATTCATCCCCCTTTTTTATTTCTATGCCATTATATTTCACATTACCTCCATGATTAAAAAATTGCTTAATAATAAAATAAATTACTATCAATACTCCAATTATTACTACGCCCGCAATAATCATTTCCCACCAATCATCGATTTGAATCATTTTGTATTCCTTTCATATATAAATTATTTATGCTTCCCAACGCGGTTCCATTGCTTCATTCATAGTATATACTTCATATATCTCGGAATTTTCAATTTCCAATATAGACAATTCTTTCTGCAATGTATTTATCCTATTATCCCATTGTACTTCATAATGTTCATACTTATAATGACTAAGCATTTTCAATTCTACCAACTTTTTACAATGACTTATTTTCTCTTCATTGCCTACTGAAGTAAATCCAAATGCTGTTTCCATACGATTAGTAGGGCTCATTTCATCTATTTCATTCCTAGCAAATACCGAATCCCTATTAGATATCTCATCGTCAAACTGCCATTCAATTAATTTACTCCACCGTTTAGCATTAGTTGATACTTTGCATAAAACTGGCATAGCTAATAAAAAATCCTTAAACCTTCCCATACTTTTCTCCTTATATTATTCTATATCCTAACTGCAAGAATCCAGTTTGTAATGATCGGCGCCGAGATATTATTTCGCATTTTTTAGTCCCTAACATCGTATTTACTTGACGTTTTATTTCTATATCTACTATATCACCAACTTTTGTAGCATAGTATTTTATTGGAACGCTTACGCTTCCTATCCCATGAACATCTTTAACATAATTCATTACAGTAGTACCGAATGTTGTAGCTTGCGCTAATGTATCTAATACGGTAAAAAATTCATATTGATTATATACTTTATACTTAGCATAAACAGCAGCTTCTTGCGTAGTATCAGTATACCACGTATACGGAGAATCATAATAATCATCTCCAGTCGGATTCCAATCCTTAGCATATCCTATTTTAGCTGACGATATTACTTCTAATGGGTTATAATTTATTTCGTGAGGACTACTAATATCATATGAATAAATAGTAGTTCCTGCCGATGCGCTTGTATCGACTATCTTAAAAGAATACTTATTATCAGTATCAATCATAAATAATCCGAATACCGATGAGCATATCATTTCTATTATTTCTATAACTGTAGCTTCTTCTATAGCATGACCGGTAGCTATATCTATGGAAATAGTAGGTGCTACGGCTTCAGCCGCTGCCCATGCTGTAATATCGTAATAAGAACTATTATAACTAGCTCCATAATGTAATAATAATATTTCCCTAATTGCTTCCAATGCGTTTTTATTCGTACATGTATATGTTATCGATTTAGATAAAGTTTTACGTTTATCGGCGATATTTACATCCATAGCTTCTTCGGTCACTAATACATTTTCTACTGTTCCCGAAACTACTTTTATATAATCACTAATATTAAGCTGAGCAAATCCCACTAATATTCTAATTTCATTTCCATAAAAATCATGGTCAATAGGGAAAGTATCAAAATGCCCATCAGCGTTATTTAATGATATTGAACCATTACTATACTCAAGTTTACCGAAATACAAAGGATCGCGTGATTCCCCAATATCTATTCCGCCCTGTAAGCGTCCTTCATATAATAAACTAGAACCTATAGGGGTAAACTCATTATATGAATATCCATAAATAACTCCTAAATAAATGTTATGAATATATGGTTCATCATTATTTACGAAATGTACAAATATTTCACCATTAGTAGAATCATAATAATAAGAAGTGTTAGTTGTAGTAACTTCAGCTAACGTAGCTACTGAAGTATATAAAATAGTATCTACAGTAACGGAGCCGATATCAGAAAATGCTTGAGCAGTAAACCCGTTTAATAAGTCATCACCAGGCGCTCCAACTTCTGGATATGTTCCATCAAAGTTTACATACCAAATGCCCGCACCGGCATTTACCCATTGTATGTTCGGAACACTGATATCAATTTGTACCAGTACGCGATAATCATTTACTGATAGTTTAGAATAATCGGCGAAAGTCAAAATAATTTCCTTTTATTGTATAAAAAACTTAAAGATAGTATATAATAGTTATAAGGAGATAAATATGAACTGGTTAGCGATTCTTTTAGCGTTTCAAATTGGCACTTCAGATAATCAAATAAATATATATGAAAAGCCACTATTATTAACATGGAGCAGCCCCGATAATGCTTTTTATACCGATATGAAAATGGGAGCATTGCTTTTTGATATTATTGAAATTTCTGGGTTTATGAAATCGTATCAAATATATCATGAAGATATTTATTTTAACCCATATAAAATTGATTATGGATTTAATACAAATATCAAATATAGTGGATTTGAATTTGGCTTTACTCATGAATGTATTCATCCAGTTCTTTCCTCATTTAATAATATAAAAATGATAAATTCTATGAATACAGAAGTATATATAAAATATGAACTAATAATAAAACCATTCTAATTCATTTCTAATCTATATATGTAATAGTAACCCATCCTCGATTTGCAACAGTTGAAGCTGTGGCATTAAAACTAGTATTATCAAATGCTCCTCCTGAATTTCTTTGCAATCCAATACTAGCTCCTGAAGAAAGAAAACAATATCCACCATAACTAATATTATATCCATCAGGTGGGTTATCTGCATAAATAATAGCATTCATGGTTCTTATTTTTGTTACGGTAATATCTACACCTACATATACAGTAGCAGTATCATCCATATTCCATTCACCTATAGCCACAGATTTTTGATGAACTCCATCTAAATAATCTGCATCTAAACCACTAGTAGAGCCATCATTTTGATCAGTCCATATATGACTTACTCCTATATCCTGTTGAGTATTTAAAATATATTTTTTGGTATAACTTGCTGTTCCATTTTTATAACATGATCCTACAACTCTTGTATTACTAGCAGCAGTTGCATACCATCCTTGTTTTGATTCCGACCACGTTGGAGCTGTAGATGTCCATGCAGCAGCTAATGTTTGACTTCCTGCCGATCCTGATGGAGTTAATGCTAAATAAGCAGTACCAGTAGTAGAAATGGCGGTCCATGATGAAGCATTAATTGTAATTTCAGAATCGGCTAAAAAGAAACCACCAGCAATCTCTACTGCCGATCCTTGGGAAATAGCAGATACTGCGGATGTTGTATAATTAGTTAGTGATATAGACATCATTCCTTTTAAACAGCTATTTATTATTGTCACAGATGTCGGGACCTGAGAGAACGCCATTATCTGCCCTCCTTATTACGTTTCTGTCTTTCTATTTGGGCAATACTTTTGTTTTTTCTCGTTTCATCAGAATCTTTTAATCCTAAGTGTGATTTTCTATCTTTCTCTATAAATTCCTTAGACATCTTTTTACCCTTATTCCAAGGAATATTTCCCATCAATGTTCCTGATATTTTTGCCTTAGTTTCTGGTGATTTCGGAACGCCTAATGTCCTTTTCCTAACCGTTTCCCCAAATCCGTTTGGCATTTTCTTTCCTATATTTGCTTTACCAATATTTTTTCTATGTTCTTCAGATAATGGCACTCCTATATGAGAATCATGCATTTTCTTTCTAGCTTCTATAGAGCAAGGAATACCTTTTTTCTTCGAAATTAGACTAGGAAAATCTTTTGCTGTTTTCCCTTTATTCCAAGGTGTATTCCCTTTTAGTTTTTCACTAGTTCTAATTTTTTGCTCTTCAGGACAAGGAATACCTTTATTCCATGCCATCTTACCTTTATTTCCAAGACCTATTTTTTCAGAGGTTATATCATTTACCAATCTATAGCTTTGCCCACCTAACATTATATTATAGCCATTGGGGGATATACAATCATAATGCTTAATCATTTCTATTTCAAACCAATCTAACCAATCCATTCTAATATCTTTATACTCTTTTATGATGAAATTACTCCTACTATTTTTTCTAATTGCTCTTCCTAATAATGAAGTAGAGCAATAAATATGACCTTTAATTCTTTTAGATGTATCTTCGTGTTTTGTTTGACCAACATACATCTTATTATTAATTTTATTAGTAACCACATAAATACAACCCATCTTACAGCTCCTCTTCTAGTGTTATGGAATACCTATATTTCTGCCTATTGCTATGATTAAAACTCAGCTCACCATTTATTGAACAATAACACGGCTCTACGATCTGGAATTCTCTGAGTGTATCGAAATTCATAAACAAAATACTAGAATGATTTCCAACATCTCTATACATATCTTCTAATTGTTTTACCATCGTATGCTCTGATTCAGGGAAGCTTAATTCAAATCGTCTCCATGTTACTCCAGGATTCGACCATTTTTGCCTATTGATTCCGTGAATAACCATATCTGAATTTAATAATGTTACTTTGAAATCCAATAATGATGACGGACTAATTGTCAAATAATCCCCTAGCCATATTCTACCAATTTGTACCGATCCTTGACCTGTTATACTTATTTTCCAATACTTATAATAATAATTATCTGCTAAGAATCGTAAAATTGTATTGCCACTCGCTATGTATGTAAAAGTTTCAGATACCGACGGCGCTCCCCACTCATCACTATTATTAGCTTCTACTTTTACCATAGTACCTGATAAAATATTATGCCCTAATATAGACGCAGTATTCACTTTATAATTTTTATCTAATGTCCAATCACCTACTAATCCCATATTTTCAGTAGCAAATGGCTCTGAATTATATAAGTGCTCTATTTCATCTGTAGATAATGCGCGATTATATAATAATGGTTTATAAAACGTACCGGCGGCGAAGTATTGCGTCCCTTGATAAGATCCAAAATACATATAACTTCCCGCTGTTGGCTTGACGGGCGTCGTCATCGTTGCGGTGCCAAAGTAGGCGCCATTCCGGTATACAGTAACTACGCCTGTTATCCAGTTTATATCCACATCAATAACAATGCGCGTAATCGAATACCCAGTAAAATAGTTTGCAAAATCCACGTTTGCAGTAGCTGCACCATTACAGTATTTTACTTGCAGTGTATTAGTATTGTTTGTTCTGTAAACATATGTAAACCCGACAGTGGCCGATGCTTCTTTGTAGTTAAAATATATTTTTGTATTAACGGCATCTAACGCATCCCCGTTCGGCATCTCCTCATGGTAATGCAGTATATCCGGGAAGACAGACAGCACGGACGTTGTGCGCTCGTAGTCGTTAACGCCATTTCTAATAATATATCCTTGACTTTTTAATGAACCGAATACAGTTAAATCTAAATTATTTTCAGAATTATCTTGTATCTGTGTAGTATATGCTCCTGTTCCTATATATAACCAATCGATATCAAATACTGATCCGCTAGAAGATATATTATTGGGAATTAATCTGATCGAAGTTAATGCTGTTGAAGTTCCCGCTACTATTCCTTGTAAAATTGAAAATGATGTGGTCATTCCCGATAATGTAGTAATTGCTGTCGAAGTAGTTGCTCCGAATATTAATGAAAAAGATGTAGCTGCTGCTGTAGTTGACCGAGCGCGAAGCATTATTGTAGATCCACTAGCAATTGCCGGGCCTGTTCGCTCTATCCTTGATCCTGCCGTAGTTGCCACCATCGAAATACATCCTAAATATGTTCCTACGGTTGCTACACCGCCAACCCCTACCCATGTTTCCGCAGTAGCATTAAACGTTGCTGATAAAATAGTTCCTGTAGAATTATCTGGATACTCAGGGAATGTGTCTAAAGTAAAAGTAACACTCTGACTAGAAGCAGTATCTGTTAGCCATTGAGTAGTTAATCGTTCATCTTTAATATTAGTAACAGGATAATTAGCATCAGCTGATGATGCCACTATACTTGCTGATGATAAACTATCTATAATATTTTCATAAGCAATCCGCATATATGCTCCTATTTTATACTATTTTACTACCGAAGTAGCATCAATCAATACAGTGTGATTTTTAGTAGCCTGATGGATACCCTTATATATTTCTCGCTCTGATAACTTAATAGTAATATTCCAAGGTGCATTATCATTAGCTGTGCTTCCAGTATTTGTAATAGTATTCTTGGATAAGAATTTTTCTAATTGGTCAAGCGGGAATACAATTTCAGGCATTCCCCTTTCAGCCAATACTGTAGGCACGCCACCTACCTTTGGCATAACTATTCCACCTGTCCCTAATGTTGGTAAAGGAGTAGCTTTTATGGCAGAAATTAAATCATTATATAATCCTCTAACTTTATCTTTTGTACTTTCCTTAGCAAACCATCCTAAATCAGCTATTGCCTTTTCCTTGTCTATTTTAGCCATAGCAATAGCAATTTTTTGCTCTATTTTAGCTTTATCAAGAGCAAGTTGTTTAGTTATCTTAGCAGAAGCTTCTTCAGCAGCAATTTTTTTAGCATCATATGCGTCGATTATATTTTGTTTTTTTAATGCTAATGCAGCTTCATCTATTTCTGCTTTTAATATCTTCTTTTTCTCTAAGTCGGTTTCTTTATCATATTCTTTTTTCTTCGTAGCAATACTTTCTTCTGATTTTTTCTTAGCCCTAACTTTTTCATCAGCATCAGAAGCTCCAATTGCTTTCAATGCCGCTTGTTTTTGTTTTTCTATAGCAGATAATTCATTAGATAACCTTTGATTTTCAGCAGCTATTTCTTGAGCAATAATAGACAATCTCAAATTTTTATAATAAGTGGCATCCCATATTTTATTTTTTTCTGCTCTACTTCTTTTTTCTTCTATAGTATTAATCAGTATCACAGTTGAATCAACCATAGAATTAGTAGAATTAGCAACGGCTTTACCTGTATCACCAAAAGAGTCACCAATAGCTGTGACCACGCTTTTAATTGAATTTAAAGCATCAGAAGCTTTCCCATCAATAATACTAAATATAGTACTAATAGAATTAGATGCTATCGTATTAAACTTATTTATATAGTCTGTGGTTAAATCTAATTTCTTTATTAATGTCCACTTAGTAAGATCAATATCTGCTTTAGCAGCATCTTCTCGTACCTTAGCAGCTGCCGAATCTATTTGCTTAAATGTCTTGAATCCATTTCCCTCTATAATAGCCAATCTTTCTTTTACTTTAGTTGTTAATGCTATTCTCTCATCAGCTTCTTTAGCGTAGGCTAATACTCTTGCTAATATTTCTTTACTAATGTTTTTATTCTCTATATGCTCAATAGCATTTATAAGTTTAATAGTCTGTAGCTCTGCATCCTTTCTTTTTTTACCAGAGCTTATCTGAGCATATTCCAAATCTTTAATAAGATTAATCATGTCATCTTTATATTTTTTGTTTATTTCCTCTGATGTAAATGCTTTATTTTTCTCTATCTCATATAATCTTTTAGCATTAGCAATTTCAAGCTCTTGCATGCTTTCAAGACGCAATTTATCATATTTAGTTAATCCTTTTGAGCTCTTTAATATTATTGCAGCCTTCTCATTTTCATATTTTTTAGTAATATCTACTATATCAATAGCTAATTTTTCTTCCCGAGCCTTATTTATAGTGGCAATATCTTTATTGACTTGAGTCCTGGCATTTTCAATATCAGTTAATGTTTTTTGAGTAGTGGTTAATAATGATATTCTATAATCAGAAATATTTTTTTCAGCACCTTTTAATGCTTCAATTCTTTTTAATTCTTCTTCGTGACGCTTGATAGCTAATTCTTCTTGATATTGTAAAGTTTTTTCTTTGGCTTCTAATGCTATTTGCTCTTTATCATAAGCATCTAATAAATCATCATAATCAGTTAATATCTGTTGAACATTTTCACTCTCTAATAAATACCCAGCTTCTAATAATTTATTTATTTCTCCAACGACTAAGTTACGCTTTTCAGCAGTAGCATTATAATTTTCATTAGTTACTTTAGCAGCTTGCTCTAACTGGTCTATAACTTTCAAGCCTTTAGTAATATCTTTTTGAGCTTGGTTTATAGCATTTGTAGCTTCTACTTCTTTTTCTATATAAACACTTCTGTCTTTATCTAATATTCGTAATTTATTGCCTAAATCTAAGCGCTCTTGTTCTGATTTAGTAATATCTTTTTGTAATTCTGCAATGTCTTCTTCAGTATCACCTCTGTCTCGAGCTTGCATTAGTAAAACTTTCTGCGCACTTATCTGTTTATCTAATGCTTTAACTGCTAAATTAATAGTAGTAGCATCAGGTAATCCATCTTGTGATTTAGCTAAAGCATCAGTTTCTTTTCTCGCTTGCGCAGTTACTGATATCAATGTAGCTATTACAGCTACAGCAGCACCAATTGCTAAAACCCATCCACCCGTAGTAAGCATAACAGCTTTTTGAACTACATTAAATGCTGCTAAAGCCTTCATCACTCCACCAATACCTAACATAACAGGACCAGTGATAGCAGCGAAAGCAGCCATAGTTAAAATAAATGTTCTAGTACCTGTATCCAAGGTAGTTAATTTTTGCGTAAACTCAATAGCTCCAACTACAACCTTTTTCATAGCAGGCATATAATCATTTACTAATGATCGTCCAGTTATCCCTATATTGTCTTGTAAAGTAGAGAATAATCCTGATAGTGTTTTAGAACCCTTTTCCATTCCTTGATAAAATCGCCCACCTTCAGAAGTAATAGCTACCATTGCTTTATTTACTTCTTGAATAGATATTTTACCTTTATCCATTCTAGCAGCAAGTGATTCCATACTTTCACCAGTAGTATCACTAATGGCTTTTAATGGGTTAAATCCTGCTGTTGCCATCTGACGCAAATCTTGCGATAGTACTTTTCCTGCTGCCTGCATCTGAGAAAATGCTAATACTAATGATCCAAACTTATCCTTCATCCCACCAGAAGCATCACCTAACATTCTAACCATAGGCAATACTTCTTTTACTCCTACACCATACTGTAGAAGCATTTTAGTAGCATCCATAACTTCAGGAACATTAAATGGTGTTACAGCAGCTAATGCAACAGCTTCTTTTGTTAATTGTTCAGCTTTGGATTTAGATGCTAACATAACCTCAAATGAAGTTGTATACATCTCCATTTGGGCTGCCGATCTTACAGCAGCAGTTCCAGCAGCTACTATCGGAGCAGTAACTCCAATAGACATTGCCATACCAGTAGATGTTAATGTTCTAGCAAAATCTGATAAATTATTTTTTAATGATATCTGGCTTTTCTCTAAATCTTTTATCTCAATATCTAATGCACCATATTGAGTTTTTAAACTTTGTATTTTGGTGGACATAGGATCAAATCCCTGTGCCATCAAATTAGTCATTTCATTACGTAATGATTGCTGTTTTTGTTTTAATAAATCTGTACTATTGCCCCACAGCTTCGCTTCGTTATCAATATTTTTAAATGACCTAGACATGTCGGCAGCACTTTGAGCCGTTACTTGAGCGAGTAGTTTTAATTTTTTATCAGCAGCATCTATGGATAGATTAAAATCACTAGTATCACCAGTGATCGCCACCACCATTTCGCCGAGCGACGAGTACGCCACTATATTGCCCCGTATTTTACAGCATATTGAGCTTTTAAGTTATTACTTTTTTCTAAATCTGCTTGTGCTTTCATTTCTTCCTTAAAAGCTTTTAATTCTTTGAAACTCTTATTCATCAATCCAGGAGCTTTAGAGTCTTCCCCATTTTTTATCTTTATACCTTTATTATGATAGAATATTATCTGACCTATAGACATATTCCATAATAGATATTCTTTAGTTGCCCATGGATACAGCAATGCCATTGAAACAAATAGGCGCCCAAGGTGTACTATACTTTCTTCTTGGGCGCCTTCAAGTTTTTTGCTTCATCCTCGCTACCAGTAGAATAAGCTTTTACTAATGCATCCCTGATAGCTGCTGAAAACTTTTGTAATTGCTTAGCATCAGTATTATTCATAAACCATTCTTCATCTAATTCAGGATACTTATGCTCACAAAAAGTTGAACATAATTTTACAGATAAATCAAAAGCCTTTTTAGTTGTACCTTCATTAGATAAAATATCTTCCTGACTAATCGTAGATAACTCTTGAATAATGCTATCAATTTCACACGTAATAGCGCAAGGGATGAAGGATACATCAATATCCTTCCCTCCCAAGCGTATCATTTTAGGATCTGGTCGTAGAATATCTAAATCTTCTACTTTCATTATGCAACCGTCTTATAATAGACATTACCAGCTGTAGCATACTGAATCGCAGTCATCGCAAATGAATATACAGAAATAGGATCAGTATCATTATCAGATTTAATTCCTATAGTCCATCCGCTATTTAAATAGCATTCATTGCAAACAATGGTCGTAGTCTGGGCAGAGCCAGAAGCCAATTTTCTATTATTTACAAGTTTAATACCCTTACCAGTTAATATAGATGCCGACGTTAGTCCACCTACCGTAACTGATCCTGACGTTCCACTCATCATACCACCAGATAGTGCGGAGAAAGCAGAGCCATCATACTCGATTAGATCAAAACTGAATGTAGCAGTTTCACGTACAGTTCCATAAAGCGGAACTAATGCGTTTCCTGCTTGGGAATTAATTAATTCAGGTACATATGCAAAATCCTTTAGTGTCCCTGCACCTAAATTAACCCACGTACCACCAGCAGATGTTCCCTTAGCACCAACTGAAATAGTATAGTTACCAATCTCAACTTTATCTGTATTCATCGTAGCATTCTGATAAATAGGCATAATTTTTCTCCTTTATACCTTATACTATTGAACTTGCGGGGAATACTATAAAAATATCTACCGGAGCATTATACAATCCATCATCAGGTTCTGGAATAAGACCCTGCCTTTGTCTAGTACTAGCTCGAGTAATTTCAAAAGCACTCCCACTACTTGTATATCCATACATACCTGTACCACTTGTACCATTAAATAATTCATCTACATTCCTAGCTAAAGCCAAAGCTGTTTCTGCCGTAGCTGCTCGGCAATTAATTGAATAACTTACTCTTTCAAATCCCCATCGCCTTTGCCCTCCTGATAATTCATAATAATTAATACTTGGTACTGTAGCCGTAGTTGGCTTATTTCCATTATAGATACGAGTGCTCACAATATTTGTTAATGCTGACGTTTGCAGCATCAAATAACCAATGCATTGCCCAGAAGTCACTTATTCATCTCCAAGAAAATATCCCTTCCTGATAAATAATTTCCAAAATATGTTTTAGCATTCAATCTAACTATAGTCAAAGTTTTACCTTGTGCAAGATCCAATGATGGGCGGAGGAAGGGCTGTGCCACCATTTTCACAGTTCCAAATTCCTGGTATGGCGCATAGTCCACCGCCGTACCCACAAATACAGTGTTATCATCTAATGGCTTAGTTATTTTTCTAAACGTTGAAACATTATGAGATTCAGGCGGAGTTTCTTTAGCATATTTTGAAGGATCTTCAAATCCATGATCCATTCCTAAGCTCTGAGTATTTATACTAGCTGCCATATATCCATAATTTCTAGCTGCTAATTGCTTTGCTTGGCCTTCTATGATGATGCCGATTTCATATATGCTTTTTTGCATACAAGATTTACCTTGTACTTTTACAATATCCCCATTCCACTTTTTCTTAATATCAATATTTACTGGCATTACATTTTCCTATGATATTCTCTCTAGTCCCTGCGTCAATATTTCATCATATTCCAAATAGTTATTAGGAAATCCTACGCGCTTATATGTCTCATTTTTATAATTTATTGTCTCCACTACAGTATCAGTAGAAGCTGATGTATCGAACGTATAGCTGCTAGGATCGAAGCACAATGTATGGGTACTCGTAAGTGCATATTTCCCAGCAGCCCATTTGTTATTTTGCCCGTTCTGCCACAAAGCGCACAATGGTATATATGTAGTTACACTCGTTGAAGTTTCACCACCCATACCGTCCTGCGTTGAAACAGTTCTAATAACACTTACAACACTAGCTAAATTCAATAAGTCTACTAATGCCATTTATGAAAGTCTCGCAATTCTAAATAAACTTAAATCATCAACTAATTTTTTAGGATAACCATATGCATCATCAGTATCGCTTGAACCAAAACTTTCAGATAATGGGCCTAGACTTCTTGAACGTAATCCAGAAGGGTTTTTATCTCTATAATCTACATCATACCAAATCATTTTCGCAGCCGTCTGAACTACTGATACAGGCCATTGTACTAAACTAAATATAATAGCCGGTCCATCACTCGTGCTATAACTCTCATCTATCACCGTACAGCTAGAAGCTAACGTAGCAGTATAATCAGAAATAGTTGAAATTGTTTTTACTGAATCATTCCGTAAGCTTCTATATACCAAAATATCATCATTAGCCTTGAATCCAAATTCTTCCCACTTATTACCATCTAAAATAATAGTATTATCAGTAGCACTAAAATCAGCAGAATCCTGAACCATAATTGTATCTGAAGTAAAATAATTATTAGTCAATAAGCAGATACGCTCCTGAACGACAGAAATATAATTGCCCGCTGTTATTGTAGCAGCTGAAGCAGTTATTTTAGGAGCATATGTAGCAACAGCTGAAGCAGTTATAATCATTTACCAATCCTGTTCATAAAATGCTGTGCGAATTATTGTCCGAGTAGATGCACCATCAGCAACAAATCGTATTAAATAACTTCCACCAGTAGGAAGTATTGCTTCATTAACTTCACCTGACGTAGATCCTACTGTAACTTTATTTGCAGCACCTGATGCACTTCCCAATAAATAATTACGTAATATAGTTCCAGAACTTGTATAATCAGTTGTAGCGACAATTGAAGTATCAGTAATATTTGAACTGTTACCATTATTGTTATAACAGGTTATCGTAGTAGCTCCTGATGCAGTAGCATCTGGACTTCTACTAAATGTTGCCATACCAGGAGCATCAGTAACAATTTCACCAACCATGTGTATAGCTTTTGAACCAACTGTAATCAATACATTTATAGCAGTACTTGCCCCAACTTTTTCATAATAAGAAGTTGCATAATGATTCCCTTCATGTATTTCATGATGGGCAATATCAATAGTAGGAATAATCCCAGAATCATCTAATGGATTATTTATAGTAAAGGATTTAGTTACACCCATAATAATCTCCTAAAAGAAAAGGTATAAGGATGTTATTTTTAATAGATACTGAAAAATACATATTTTTTATTATCCTTATACCTTTTCATATTACTTTACGATTCTTCAATTCAGCATTTCTTTTCAATAATGTAGTTCTTATTTTTTCTTTCACTTCTTCTTTACAAGGGATTCCTTTATTCCAAGATTGTCTACCTTTCATAGATAATCCAATTTTCTTTTTAGTTTCTTTTGGACAAGGGATTCCTTTATTCCAAGAAGCAATACCTTTTCTAGCGGCACTTATTTTAGGATAATGATTTCCTAAATGAGAAGCTGCCATTTTCTGTCTTGATTCAAAAGGAATAAACTTACCAATTTGAGCATCACGTATTTTTTTATTATGTTCAGGAGTATTATGTTTTCCCAATCTAGTACCTTTTTTACCAATACTAGAAACACTTATTTTTCTTTTGTGCTCTTCTGTAAATTTGATTCCTTTATTAACATTAGTAGGACTCATTCCACCTTGAGTAATATTGTAACCAATTTTAGGATTCCTAGAATCGAAGGCTTTTATAAATTGTCTTTCAGCAATATCTAATCTTTCAAATTTCCTAATCCAGCAGACAACTTCTACTTTGAAATTTTCCTTACCGTACTTTTTCAGTGCTCTTAATAATATTTTACCTGAGCCATAATACTTCGAATCAAATTCATCACGCTGATGCTGCCCAATATAGATTTTACCATTTATTAAGTTAGTTGTTTTGTAAATATAACCTATATTGGGCATGTTACTTTATCCTCACTCGCTAACTTTCGGGTATTGGAAAGCTTCAAAAGTTGAAGGGCCGGTTCCAACCTGAGTGAAAATAATAGTTCCAGCAGTATTCAAGAACCTTGCGCTCTCAAAATCCTGCCCACCGATAATTAAAGTACCTTCAGTGCCAATTGTGGTCGAAGTTTTCGCACCCTGACCAATCTCGGAATAAATAGTACCAGCCGCAAGAGTAAAATAAATAGACGCAGTAGAACTCTGGTTATAAATACGAATAAATAACCTACCAAAGTCCAGAGCGCTAGAAGCAGTAGAAGCGCGGATGGTTACAGTTTCAGACGAAGCAGTAGTTCCACCAGTAGCGGTTACAGTAGTCCCGGCAAGAGACGGGATAATGACGGTTAAAGTTGTGCTAGCCATATCATCCTCCCCTTAGCTCGCGGCTTCAATTACATAAAGAGTAAGTAAAGCGCTAGGCCGTACAACCTTAGCACCGTACACATATAATCCCTTAACACCCTGATCAAAATAATCTTCACGCTCAACAGCCTTAATCTTACTTACCTGGCCAGCATAGCTAATGGCGGATCGGTTACCGCACATTACGCGATACTGCCCGGCCGCGCTCGCACACGATACGTTATTACTAACGCGGATCTCCGAGAATCCTAACGCAGATCCTACGTAGCCAGGAATAACTTCACCAGTGGCAATCTTCGGTACGGCGGTCGAAGCAATACCACCAACTTCAGATAATAGAAGCTTCTGGTGCATCCACGGGGGGATGACAATCCAGCGGCTCGCTTCAGGAACGTTCTTTTCAGTAAGATACCTAGCAGCATATGAGAAAGTTTCAATAACGTTACCGGAGCTAACGGAAAGGTTAGATGCACTAGAACCGATATACGTAGTGGTCGAAGGAGTAGCGCCTGCCTGAGCATAAAGACCAGCGATAAACTGGTCAATAGTATCAGCAATCTGATACGCAGCATTATCCATAGCAGCATTCATAACTTTAGGATTCATCTGTACAACGTCGATATCATCAATAGCAAAACTAAATGCCTTAGCCTGATCGATGATTAGCTTTTTCTGCGCAGACGTTAGAGCCTGCCAGGTTAAAGCGCCATATTTCGTATAATCAGATACAGTAATATCTCCAATCTCATTGATATTTACTGTATCCCCCATATTCTTAATTTCACCTTCATAGTCATGGTTGACTACATCCCCAAAAACTAAAGCCTTTTGAAGCCTAACGAATAGTTTAGCGCTCCAAATCTGCGGTACGAAATTCTCTAAACCCATAATATTCTCCTTATTATGTACTAATTAATCACCAATACTTGAATCCAATGTTCCGTTCATTTCCATTTTAATTAACTCTGCTTGCGAAAGCTTAGACAAATCAATTTTCTTATCATCCTTCTCTTTTCCACTACCAGGCTTGTATGAATTAGCAGCTACGTATTCATTAACAGCCTTTTGTCCAGCCGCTGCAATAAGTTTATCAAATACAGTAGCAGCATTAACGAAATGATCCACGGAAGGATAAGGAATAGCTTCTACTAATTCTTTAGGAACATGAAGCTCATTCGCCCTCATCAGAATACTATTTCTTAATTCTTTTGCCTCCCCATCTCTCTTCATCTGTTCAATACTATCATTAAGCTCACGAAGCTTTTTCTGGTCTTCCGTTTCCTCAGGATGTAACTTGCGGATGCCTTCATTAATACCAGCTTTTACTTTAGCATCAATAACAGGAGCCTGCTTTTCATCATGAGTCTTAATAGCTATAGTTGCGTATCGATCTAAGCGCGGTTGTAAGAGCAATTTTCCTTCTGCTGTTTCTAAGTATGCATTAACAGTTTCAGTATTTAATTCTTTTTCTACAGTTAAGGTTCCTAAATACTCAATTACATCATCGCGCTCTTTATTAGCTTCAATAAAAGCCTTAATCTGCTCAATCGTTAAAATATTTTTTATATCATCTAATACTGTAGGCTCTGCAAACCACTGAAGATGAATCTTACCAATACTCATTTACGTTTCTCCTTAGATTTTTTGGTCGATTTCTGTACAGACATCGTTGCCAATTTCTTAGTAGATATTTGTTCAGCTTTTACCTTCGGTGGTCGTCCCCGCCCACGTTTTGTAATTACTGTTTCCTTGGGGGATTTAACAATTTTAGGTAGAGGAATTACTTTTTCTTTTAACTCGCCTTTACCTAACATATTTGAACTTTTGCCAACAATAATTCCAGCATTACTAATTAGATTTTTTGGCTCTGGAAAATTAGCGGTTTTTTCAACAGTAGTATCACGATTTCGTAATGACTCCTGCCGTCTAGCCCGAGCTTCTAATTTTCGTTGCCTATTTCTGTCCATTATCTATACTCCTTTATACAAATAAAAAAGACGGCCAAAACCATTCAAGGTTCTAGTCGTCTTACAGATTACTGTCCAGACTTACTATTTACTTACTTAATAATTATATAGGTTTTGTAATAAAAAATAAAGTATTACTATATTGCTACATCATTGTTATATTACTCCTCCTTAATTTCTAATTTAATATGGAATATTCTAGCTATTAATTTCAATAGCCAAATACCTAATTTGCTTTTACCAACTCCCACAATAGTAACATTAATTTTCAATTCATCAACTACCATCATTTACTCCTTAATATTCTTTATCCCTAGTAGCAATATAATGAACTCTATCAGCAGGAATACTATTCAATACCCTAACTTCAATTATCCTAATAGTAGAATCATTACGAATCATTACCCTATCAGTCTCTAATAAATCTATTTCATACAAATCTAATGAAGGCAATTCTGCATCTAATTCGGCGCCGCCATTAAACATCGGAATAACATAATTGTAAGCGGTTAACGGCTCTAACGATGTGCAAATATATGGGCATCTCCATACTTCTTGCTTTCCTGTTAAAGGATTTTCATATTCAATAGAGCTATTAAATACCGTCAACCCTTCTTTACAAATACTTATTCTATTTTTAGTAGGACTCCAATGATAGACTTTAGACAAATACAATTAAATCTATTCTCCTTTAATATGCTTATCTCTTAAAATACATTTGATTTCATTATTTGCTAATATTCCAAAAAATAGTTCGGCTTCAATATTCATATTCATAGCGAACCAAACCAATTCTTTTTTATCTTCACTCTTACTAGTGTCTATAAAAGTAAATATTACACCAACTTGATTTTCTTTCAATCCTTCCATATGCTTATCTACTTCAAAATCAACAATTTTCCATGTACTTACATCAATTTCTTCCAATTTATTCTCCTTTTTTACGTAATTGAAAATGGTCATTATCAATAGATAATTTTTCCACATCGACCACTTGGCCAGCGCACACTTTAAAGCGCAAACTCACTTCGCCATATTCCTTTTTATCCAGCTCCTTACTCGCCCAATCATAATACCCTTGAATACTCGTACCTGTACTACTCGTCATACCTTTTCTCCTAATAACTCTATTCTTCTTTTAGCATCAAATAATATTTCAGAAGCCTCATTTAATGCATAACTAGCAATAGTATGAATGCATTTATCTTCTAACATATAATCATCTTCACAAATGCATTTACTTTCATCACAAACTTTATGTAACCAATCATAACACTCCTTAGTACTAATCATACCTTTTCTCCTAATAATGCAAATAACCTATTCTTATTATCTGTTAGCTCCTTTTCACACTCAACTATTCTATTATAAATCATAGTTTCATTTTCAGTAGCTACAGTCTTTTTGTTTATTTCCAAATTCCTTAAAACATTATTTTCATTTATAGTACCATACAACTTTTCAATGTTTGCTAATAACTTATTTATAGTATCGGCTTTATTCATATATCTCCAATGACTTATTTTCCATAGAACCTATAACAGATCCATCTACGCTATATCTAAATATTTTATCAATATCCCATGATACCAATTCTTTCCACATTCCTAATAATTTTATATTCAATGTAGTAATCAGTTTAGTTTTAGCTTCTACAAAATTATCAGCACTAATCCCGAATGTATTAATACTCATAGCAACAGTACCATTCATTAAGCTTTCAGTAACAATATATATCACTTCTTTTTACCCTTTTTCTTCTTACCCTTTGCTACTCCCTTAATAGTTCCTTTATTTTCAGAAGCATAAAATATCTTATCACCTTTTTCTTTACCATATTCTTTTTCCATTGCAGATTTAATCTTAGTACCCTTCTTAGTTAATGGCATAATTTTCTCCTTATTCCATAGTCTTTATAGCTTGATGTAAAAATGTAGCAAATTGAGCAGTTATCTTTTCATTTTTCCTCATACTATCTTCTGCCATTTGATAAAAAATATGATGAACCAATTCATGGAAAAACACATATTCCTTATAATCATCAGAGGATTTTTCATCATCATCTAATTCAATTTTGCTCTCAGCATAAAATGCCATTCCATCACATTCTTTTGATTGATTAGTTATTTGTTTAACTTTCAATACATTTATAGTAGTACCACCTAATTGAAACTTACTAGGAATTACAAATTTCATTAACCCTCCTTTTAAAACATTTCTATAACCCATTAAACAATTTGACTACGACGTTTTCTAGCCAATCCTTGATACTTTCCTCATCCTCGCCTGCAAACAAGCCTAGAATACTGTTTTTTATTCATTACAGGCTTAGAATAATTGCCAATATTCTTATCAATTTTATACTTTAGCTTTTTAATAACAATTTCTTCAGGCCATTCAATTGGAATATTATTAGTTGCGGTATAGCTAGTATCATAATAATTAAAAACTTCAATAGTCATAGTGCTATTAGCATAAGAATTGGTTTTATAAGATATTACATGATCAATTACATTCATCTATACTTCCTTAAAAGCCTTTTTAGTCTTTACTATTGTACGAATTTCTTTATCTGCCCAATCTTTATGATATTGCTCGGCATACTGGTCGTAATTTTGATAACCTAAAATCCCTTCTTCGCGCGTCCGCATAAGCTGTGGTTCATATCCTTCAATTTCAAATCGAGTGGAGCACCGACAATTAATTCTCTCCCCAGCGCTTAAACTAGGATCACCTGGATATTGTGCCTGCTCACCTCCTACCCAAAATAATCCATTAGTATTTCTACCTTCACCATCAGCATGTCTATGAGTATACCTAGTTCTTTCATCCCTAGCAGCTGACCATAACTCTTTTCCATTAACACCATTTTCCTGCGCGCGAGCATATGCTAAAGTTTGCCCAGCATTTATAGCAGACATTCCTTCAGTACGTACAATAGTAATAGCTGAAGAATATATCTTAGAAACACTCTTTTTTAAATCCCTAGCCATATCATCGAAACTTTTACCTAATGATAATCTGTTTAATAATGCTGATCGTATTTTCTCTTTACCTTCTACTCCATAACGTCTAATTGCTCTTCTTAATTCAATATTTTTTACATTATCTAAATCAAATACAGAAGCTGCTCCGGTTAATGCTTTTGTATTTACTAATCCCCAACTTAACCGTAATCCTGTAGCATTATCTATTGCCCATGCATAGTGGAAAAAAGACTCATTGAATTGACTAGGCAATAAATGCTTTATAGTTTTGATATTAGCTTTTAATGCAGGATCTAATATCTTTAGTATCTGACTTTCCATCGTACTATATTTATTGTACTTAGTCATTTCAACTTTAGTTAATTTACCATTAATAGCATATTTATCATAAATACGTTTCATTTCACCATAGATAGTAGTTAGAACAGAAGCTAATTGACTCTGTATTTGTTTTGAGTATTTAGCTTCCCTTGACAGTAAGAAGTTTAATGCTTGCTGCTCTAACTTAGATAATTGCATTTACTTTATTCCATTTGCTTATTTGTTTCTAATGGATTCCCAAATTGATCTGTTATAGCATTACCATCTGAATCATACTCAGTTAAATCAGCATTTCCTAAATCATTCATTACCAAAGCTTCTGTTTCCTTTTTCTCCTCATCTAATTCTGCTTCAACATCGGGTACCATATCCTCCGGCATCTGTGACACTATCATCCTTCGACTATACCCACCCCTAGATAACTTTTCAGATAAATCAGCAAAACTATTCCTATCAAGTGGCAAATTACGTTTATGACTAATGCTAACCATCGTATTAAAATCTGAAATCTCAGGAACTGTACGTAAACTCTTTAGAAAATTAGTTATCAAATTACCACGTTGAATCAATGCCACATCGAAATCAGCTTCCGCACTCGATACTAAGTTTTCAAAATCAAATAACAATCTATCAATAGCAGCCCCACTTAATGCTCCCGTCATCATATTAAAATCTGGAATATGTGATTGTATATGGATCTGATCATGAAGTTGTTGCCCCATCCACGTAATAAATTGAGTAGGTATTTCCTTAGTTAAAAACTTTATATCAGCATCTTGAGGAAGATTCTCGAATACTCTTCGGCGCTTTAATAGTTTTAATGCATAGGACGCTTTTTCAGGGTCCTTTTTGTCTAATGGATTAGTCAGTCCAAACTTCTTCATAATCAAATATGCAAAAGCAAATCTATCAAACTCATTCATACTATCTGAGAATAATACATCATATGCATCAATCATAGTTAAAACATTTTCAAAAATACTCTGTATATCATCACCTAAATAATAAGCAATAACTGGAATGTTAGAAAAGAAATTATCTTTTACCTCACCATCTTTAACTAATATCCATTTACGCTGATCTATAGAATCACGCTTACGAATATATCCTTCAATTCTATTCTCATAATATACTTCTACTTTATAATTGTTATCATCCATCTTATAATAGCGAATAGCAATTTTTATTTTAGGCTCCGGACTATAATCATACAATACTATCATTTCTCTAGGGTCAACAGTGAAAAACTTAGGCAATACTTTTACTGGTAATTCT